TCAAGTTTGGTCCGGGCATGACCGCCAATCGGTCTTTGCCATCCCGGTCCAGTCCTTCGGTCCGCAGAAGTGCCAGATGTAAGCGTCCATCCGTGGCGTCCAGCAATCCCAGAGCCGTGACCCGCATCGATTGAATTCGCAGGGCAAGAGATATAACGGCGTCCCGGTCCACCGGCACGCCAGGCTGATCGGCCCTTGGTCGCCGATTTCCCACGAGCGATGATCCCCGGTCAGTGCCCAGACCAGCCGCGCTGCTTCAAAAACCTGGCGATGGCGGTGCGGGCTAAACACCAACACGCCGGAGTTGAGATATTCGCGGGTAAAATCCAGCGGTACCCCCAGGGTTTCGCAAAGCGGTTGCATCTTGGGCACAATGTGGTGGAGCAGGTTGTGCCCCTCTTGCTCGGAGCTGACCGCCCCAACGGCCTCCTCGTGGACTAGCTCGAACAGGTTAGGGCAATCGTCTCGTACCACGACATCACGATCGAAGAACACCACCCGCTCGTAGGCGGCCGTATGTTGGTCGAGGTTCAGCTTTTCCCAGTATGGCTCGCGCCAGCCGAACAGCGGCCGAGTGATTTCGACATATTCGGCGCCCCACCTTTGGGCCGCCGCCCGTTGCGACTCGCGGAAATTCTGGGGCATCCCGTCGCCATAGAGATTGAGCGTTACGACGGCCCGGCCAGACGGTCTAACCGACTCATGGAGTCGTCTGATGGATGCCCGAAACAGATAGGAAAGGAGCCGATCAGACGTTAGTAACTCATGCCGTGAGAGATTCAGGATGTGATCTCCGGTGGAGTCTTTGCTAAGTTCTTGATGCGACAGCATGCAGGTCCAAATGTTGGGACGGGCGGCCAGCCGCGCTGCGTGCTCATGTTCAGGGGCTTTTGTAGAGAGCACGTGTTGGTCACGCCAAGAAATCGGACACACATGGTCGAATGGCAAAACGACAACGCCGGCATGGCCGGTTTTCTTGATGATTTCAGTCAGCGGTTGCGAGCTAACTTCCAACCATGCCGGGACCCGCTGGTCACTCATTATGCGATAGATATGCTGCCATAGCTGGGCTATAGGTTCCGCGCCCGGGCGCGCGGCGAGCAGACCGAGGCCAAAGGTACTATCGGTTGAGTGGTAGGTTACCAGTCCGGCGGGCGAGGTTTCGGCCGCTCTGGCGAGTAGGTCGAACGGCTTCAGCGGAATGCAATCGGCATCGCACCAGACGCCACCGTGGTTTGCCAGTAGGAACACGCGAATGGCATCCGACCGCTGGCAGATATGCCATTCGCGGATCGCTTCCAGCACCTCGGACGGAAAGCCAAGCCCTGGGAGGTCCTCGGGACCAAGCATCCTGGCGTTCGGGTTGTAGGCTTGCAGAAGGTCCAGGCACAGCCGGATATACGGCGGCATTGGGCCTTCCCAGTAGAGCCAGACGGTGTGATTCATCTTGGGCATAGGAGTGCAGCTTTTAGTTCTTCGATGTTGTCCGCCTTAATCTCCAGAACCGGCCGTGTGGTGGCGGCTTTGAGCATGGCCGCCGTCAACTGGGGATGCCTTGCCGTGACGACCAGGCCGTCGCGGTCGCCCTCACGGCAGAGGAATTCGCACCATCGACGCAGCTCATCAATGCGACGCTCTTCCGGCACCTCAGCGAAAATGCGCTCTAGCCCCTTGTCGATGCCGGTCTCTCGATTGCGCCAATAGCCGGGATGAAAACCGTTCGGATGCAGGTGCTCGACCATCGAGGTTGGGCAGTGTAGCAAGATGATGGGGCTGATTCGGATTGACTGCCTGTCTCGCATTCGTTGTTGGATTTCCACGGGCAGGCAGGCGAAGGCCTCTTCTGCTGTGGACCCTTTGACTTCGTACACAGGCCCGGGCCAGGCCTCTCGGACCAGTTCGACCGTCGCATTTGGGTGCCAAACTGTGGGTAGTAGGCCGCCGACACTCTCGGCCTGGATCATCTCCAGCCACGCCCGCAACTGCTCGGTTGTGCCCGGGCGCGTGTTTGGCTTCTCGCTTTGATCACTGTCCCGCTCGTCCCAACTATTGTCGATCCTCCTGTCAGCGAAAATTCTCTTCAGGCCGACGTCGATCCCGTCTTCATCGCGTTCGTGCCCGGGATGAAAGCCGAATCGTATCATCTCCTCGAGGACCGGCCGATCCACCATTGCAACAGCCACAGGCCCCGGCGGAAGCCTCGACGATCCGCTGATCCACCACTCGGGAGGCTTCTCCGCTCCCCGAATGTCGCTCCGGCCGCCGGCTTGGCCGATCAGCCAAGGATCTGGTGCATAGACGATGTGTTGGTGCTGCCAGTCCCGCATGAGCCAGTCGATGTGGACGGTCGCATTTCCCCAACGCCGCTGCAAGGCCTTCATATAACTCGGCCGGGCTGCATAGGCGTGCGTCCGCTGTGCGTAGCGTACACGGACGACCCCGGGAATCTCGGTCGGGATCGGCGGGGCGTGGTGCTGGCCGCCGAGCATGATCCCTTCCCAGTCGCTGGGCACTTTCGCCAGAAACTCGGCCACGCGCTCCGGAAATCCCTCCGTGATGTCGGCGTCATCCTCGAGGATAAGGACACTTTGCACGTCGTCCATCAGGCAATCTTGCAAGATTCGCAGATGACTCATCCTGCAGCCATAGGCCCCGCCGCCCTGTGTGAACTCTGGCGGAACGCCCACCTTGTCGCCTTCGATCGCGGGATATACCTCCGGGCGTTTGAACGGCCAACCGTATCGCTCGAGTCTCGCCCAGAAGGCCCGCAGTCGGTCCGGCCGGCGTTTCAGGTTAATCACATAGACTCGTTCAAAGAAGTCACGCAAAGCCATCTCTCACAGCCCCCGTGCAGCGAGGACGTCATCAATGTCTCTCAGTAGCTTCGGCACCAGACGCATCTGAATGTCGATAATCAATTCCGCTAGCTCTGGATTGAATCGGAGTCGCCGGACTTCGTTGCCTAGCAAGTCCCGCATTTGCCGCCGCAAATCGCACGTTCTGCCGGGCGGAGATTCGGACGATACGATCTCTGCCAACGCCGGCACGATCCGGAGCTGTTCTTCGACGAGCGCGTCCACGATTTCGGCCATAAGCTTAGACTTGGCGGCCAAACCTTCTCGGATCTGCCGTTTGCACTCGTCCAACTGCGCATTGTCAAGCCAATGCTTCATGGGTCGCACTCCGACTAAGACTGGCAAGGCACACTCACACTGATGGAAGCCTGGTTGCAATTCGTCAAAATCTGAAAGCTCGTGAATGTCTTGTAAAACCCGCCGCCGTAGGTGAACGACTCCCAATTCGACAATGCCTCAATATAGACGCTGTCACCATAGCGTTTCACGTAAGCATAACACCTCATCTTTCCGGTGGATGTGTCCAACTCCACCCACGCCTGTTGGTTGTAGCCGCCGGACCACGCCCACTTATAGGTTGGGCTGGATTGCGTCTTTGTTAGCGTTATAGGCCCCCAATCATACCGATACGGATTGCCATTCAATATGTACCAAAAGCTGGCGTTCATGGTCGCCTGGTTACCTGGTGTGCAATACGGCGACGCAGAGCTTGAAGATGAGCTCGATGAACTCGAGCCGCTTATTGAACTTCCGGGCCCGCTTTGGGAACCGAATGACGAGCTTTGGCTGGACTCACTGCTGCTCGTTGACTGCGACGATGACGCAGATTCGCTCGATGAACTAGAGCTGCTCGTGCTGGATGACGCCGGCGGCGGAGGCGGTGGCGGTGCACTTCCAGAACTTGCCGACGATGACAGCGCGGAGCTCGCGGAGGCGCTGCTAGCGGCGGAACTTGCCGAGGACACACTGCTCTGGCTGGCGGGCGTGGACAGCCCGGAAGAGCTCGCGCTGGCCGAAGCGGAGCTGCTCGCCGAAGTTGAACTGCTGACACTCGACGACGTCGCCGAACTGGGCGAGCTTGAACTAGTAGACAGACTGCTGCTGGCGGACGGCGAGCTGGACGAGAGCGACACACTGGAGCTTTTCGAAGCGCTAGGCGATACGGAGAGACTGCTCGAAGACAGCGACTGACTTTCCGATAGCGAACTCGCCGGGCTCGAGGCCGACGCGCTCGTCGACAGGCTTGATTCGGGAGACGACGACGTCGCGGAACTCGGGCTGGACGGGCTGCCGCTAGACGAGAGCGAGCCGGCGGAGCTCGTGCTCTCACTGACGGACGACCAGCTCTTCGCAGATCCGTAACTCATAAGGTTCGCTACAGGCCCCAGTAATCATGTTCCGTCCAGCGTACCGGGAGATCACCATGCACAAAGTGGAAGACAGCAAGGACCAAGGCCCGCGTTGCCACACGCCAGTTCGCCGCTAGGTGTCGGAAGTAACTCTTCATCCCGTTATTCCGCTCGCGGGTCGGACGGATACGCACTATTGATGAAGGCCTCATTTGCCAGGAATTGTTCGTGCGTTCGCCGCGGGAACCTCTTCCCGGCGAAGCCCCGGCGGATGCCGGTCAACCTGATGACGAGGCGGACCGCATGCGCGGCATCCTGTTCCGCAAACCGCAGGCGGATCTTATCCCCGACAGCCCGGGCGCCCACTGAGATGGGCTTATCGGCTGCGATACCGCACACTTCAATCGTGCCTTTTTCGCACACCTCAACGAAGTGCGGATCGATGGCCACCTCGTGGTCCGCCTGAGGCACGTGTATCGTCATCACGTCGTCGAACCGGACTTCCGGCATCTCGTGGATGAACAGAGCCACGTAGCCAGTTGGAGACCATGACGCCGGGACGATGGCGGACGATTTATCCGATCCGCTCCACGATATACTGGGTGGCACACTGCTCGATGGGCCGACGCTGCTTCCACTTGGCAGACTTGATGAGCTCTCCTGACTTGTCGACGATTCAGAGGAGGTCGAACTAGTCGACGATTCAGACGAAGCCGAACTTTCAGAAGAGGCCGAAGAGTCCGAGCTTTGCGAGGAGTCCGATCGGCTGGAGTCGCTAACGCTGGAGTCCGAAACACTGCCAGATCCACAGCATCCCTCACCCCAGAACAGAAGTTCCCATTTGCCACTATCCGGCATCCACACGGCCCAGCCGAATGTTCCGGCATAAAGGCCGGCAGCCGGTGCGATGCCCAACGAATCATAGACCGTGATAATCTCGTCGCCGTCACACCACCGCGAATTGCCGTAGAGGATCTTCCGGGCGGAGGCGTGGCCGCACTTCGCCAACGTGCCGAAGAGCTCGAAGCGGCAGATATCTTGGTCATCGTTGCCGATGCGGACGATGGCCCACTTGACGCCTGTTCCGGGCTCTTTCCACAGGATGATAGCGCCGCCCGCGTCGCAGCTTTGTAAATAGTCACAGGTGCCGTTTGCGATGTCGGCGTGGCGGTGTCGCTCGTTCGTGACATTGACCCGGGCCACCGTGACGCCGGAGACGCACGCTCGGTGTGCGATCTCCCCGGCGGCCACCGGCTCGTGGAGGATGGCGAATCGTCCCGAGTGCTCCGGGAGTGTCGGAACCACGCCGTCTAGAGCCGGTTCGTTCTGGAACGCCTGTTCATTGCTCGCTGGCTGGATGATCGGGCCGACAAGGGCGACGACGTCGAAGCGGTTCCGGGTCTGCCCCGTTTGATTGCGGACTTTGATGAGTGTGCTCGATGGCCGACTGCTGGTTGACTCCTGCGTCTGGCTCCGCTGTCTGGCCTTCCAATCGAGAGCGACGTCGATAAACGTGTTGAACGTCTCAGCCGGAATGTTGAGTTTGTCGCCGCTGCGGACTTTTTTGAATGGATTGCCTGGCATTAGGTGCCGATTCCCAGGAGCGAAAAATCAGCGTACTGGTACACCTGTTCGACGTAGGCCGCGATGGGCTTCTTGATTAGAGCATTCGCATTGGCATCGACGTCATCGGCGTATCGGACCCACAGATATTCCCAGCCCTTCTTATTGATGCCCGTGATATCGCCGATCGTCATGTTCTGGACGTTCGGGCTGGCCGCGAACTTGAACGTTATCTCCCAGTCCTCCTGGCCGCGTTGCGAGCCGCTGGCTCCCAAGAACAAGACTTCGCCTGTGGCGAAACCGCGGAATGGTGCATTATTGACCTTGCCCGTGAGGTAGAAGAGCGTGGCCTTGTACGAGTTGGTCACCAGTTCGACCGCAATGTAGTGCGTCTCGGAGAAGTTGTAGACCGGAACTGTGATATCCACGCCTTCGACGTTGTCGTGCGTGACGCCGATGGCCCCTTGGAAATCCGGTGCCGTTTTACCCGGCGGTGCGTAGCGGCCCACCGTCTGGATGCTGTGCGTGATGTGCTGCGTACCGCCGCCGGTCTCGAATTGATAGCTGGAGTCGCCCATCTGTGGCGGCTGTCGCGGCCCATAACGGACCGTCCCCTCCCAGACGTCTTCAGCGATCCGCTCGATGGACAGACTCTGCCGGACTAGGCCGTCATAGTACACAGGTGCGATGGCCAGAATCGCCGTCTTCGCGGCAATGTCGTCGTCCGTCCCGCGGGCCACGAAGATCAGATCGACAGACGGATTGTCTCCGGTCGTCGATTGGCGGCTGTTCCATTTCTCCTTGACGATGATGGCCATCTCTATCGCTCCGATCAGGCAAACACCAATCCACCGTGTTGGGCCTGCTGGACGAGTTTCTTAGTGTTCTTCGCCGTTTCTTCTCCGGCACGGGCCGCGCGTTCCAATGGGCTGCCCGCACTCAGCCCGGCTGCCGCCAGCGGATTGAATGTTCCAACCACGCTGATCGCCTGCTTGGCCAATCCCTCGAACTCGAACTGTTTCAATTCTCCGATCCCCTTTATAGGTTCCGGTGCGTTATCCTTCTCAAACTCCGCCCGCTCCTGGGCCGCCCTGTCGAGGGCCTCTTGCCACTTCTTCCGCGTCTCTTCCACTGCGTCCTGGGCCGCCTTCAACGCCTCGTCGTTCTGCTTCTTGTGCTCGACGTGCGCCTTCTCGCGTTCCTCCTCAAGGATCTTGATCGCCCCTTCTCTCTCCTTCTCGATCGCGTCTTGTTTCTTCTTCTGTGTGTCTTCGATCTGATTGAGTTCTTCTTGATAGTTGTGCTCGCGGGCCTTCTGTTCGCGTGCGAAATCCTCATCGAGGATTTTCATCGCCGCCTCGGCGTCCACCTTCGGATCGATCGCCGCCATGAGTTGCACGAACTTCTTAGCGATCCAATTCTGGGCCGTCCGCCAGGCGGTCACCAGGTAATAGATGAACGTGCTCCAGACACGCTGCATGAATGCAACGACTTCAACCCACGTGCGTTGAATCGCCGCCCAACCTTCGGTCAGCAACTTCGCCAGGCCGTAGACGGCCTCTGTCCCGACGGCCTGAAACGTCTCCTTGAAGGCGTTCCACTTCTCGGTAAGCCAGGCAATCCCCTTCTGCCATTCGAGTTTGAGCGTAAGCCAGAGGATTTCAGCGGCCAGAGCCAGATCGCCCGCAGCGAGGGCGTCGCCGATGCCCTTCCACGCCTTCACCACCGTCTCGCGGAGACTGTTGAATTTCTCTCTAAGCCACTCCAACGCCTTCTGGCCCAAGCCCGACACGTACAAGAAGTACGCCCCAAGGGCGGCAAGGGCCCCGATCACCAGTCCGACGGGCGAGAGCAAGGCTCCCAGTGCCACCGGGATCATTTTAAAGACTGCAACGGCGGCGGTTATCATCGGCGTCAAAACGCCGATCGCAGTGCCGATGGCGGCAATCAGGTTTCCTAGCATGATGAGTGCAGCCCCGGCAGCGAGGACTCCGAGCGCGATCTGGAAGATCGTCACCACTAGCGCCCGATTCTCTTTGATCCAGTCGCCGATCGATTTGAGCATGTACGCCGCGCGCTCTGCGAACTCCGTGAGAACTGGCGCGAGTGCCGAACCGATCAAGAAGACGCCCTGCTTGACAACACGCCAGAGCATATTCAGAGCGTCGCCTAGTCTCGCGGCCGAATCGGCGTCCTCGGTGGAGATCGTCAGGCCCAGATCCCGGGCCTGCTGGCGGAGTTCGCGGATCCCCGCCGCCCCCTGAGACATGAGGGGCAGCAGCATCGTGCCCGACCGACCGAAGATATCCATCGCTGCAGCGGCTCGGAGAGACGGGTCTTCGATCTTGGCGATCCCGTCCGCGATCATCTCGAATTGCTGATCCGGCGATAATCCCACCAGTTGGCTCACCGTCAGCCCGAGATTAGCCAGTGCATCCTCCGCGGAGCCCAGTCCATTGGTCGCATCGCCGATCACGGCCTGCATGCGGCGGATGCCCATTTCGACAGTCGCCAGGTCGGTTCCGGACTGCTCGGCGGCGAAGCCCAATTCGGATAGCACCTCCGCCGATATACCCGTTCGTTGCGACATCTTTTGGACGGTGTCTCCCATACTGGAAAAAACCTTCGCCGCTGCGAAAAGTCCGCCGGCTGCGGCCAGGCCCGCCGTGAACAGTCTTTGGCCCGCGGCTGTGACGCTCTGCCCCCAGGCCTTGAGCTTCTTCGACGCCTCCTTCAGGCCTTTCTCCAATCGCTTATTGTCGGTGTGGATCTCGACAAACGCCTCACCGGCTTTAATGTCGGACGGACTCGGCATAGTTTACCTTTGCTTCAAGATCCCCATCTCGACGAGCTGTTTGAGCGTGGCGGTCGGTGTCGTCTTTCTCATCAGCGGATGGAAGTCTGCGGGCCTGAGGGCACGCTGTCCTTTTCCGCGGAAGGCGTTATAGAGCATCGCCAGCAACTGGGCCGTGTGATTCCACTGATCTCGCTGGCGGCCTTCCACCATCCAGCACAGTTCCCGCAACGTCAGCGGTCCTGGGTTGACTCCGACGATTCCTGCGAGCTCGTGGATGATTCTCCAATGCCGCTCAGTGCCGCCTCGATCTCCCGAGGCAGATCCGCCCGCTGGAGCTGCACCTTCAGCTTCTGCAGCATCAGTTGGCCCAACTCGCCCCACTTCTCCAGAACCATCCGGATGGCCTCCCGTTGGTTCGGCTCTGGGAAAAAATCGATCAGCTCCTCCACGAAGGCCTCTTTCGCTTTCCGGATGGCATCGCCCGCCATCGCTCGAGCGAAGTCGACGTCGGTGATCTTCTCCGCGTCAGCTTCGGGCTTGCACACGCAGTAGAGGACGTCGCAGAGGAGGATCGGATCGACCAGAATCCGCGTCAGCGTGCCCTTCACGTCGAGGAGATCTTCCTTCAGTAGATCGCGGACCCGTTTCACCGCGTCTACGTTGACGGCGATCGTCCACACGCGGCCAGCGCTATCTTGAAATGTTCTCATGCAGTGGATTCCTCAACAGTCGGTTTCAGTGTGAAATCGATCGTTGCCACATCTTCGATCGGCTGCCCCTGGGAGAGGCTCGTCACGGCCCATTTGCCCGTGTAAGTGAGCGTCGGGTCGGAAACGGTGACGGCCAGTGCCGTTCCATTTGTGTAGGCATTGAGAAGGGCTTGTACGGCCGGATCATCGGGGGAATAGACGGCCGTGCCTGAGATCGTGTACTCGTGAATCGCGAGCACGACTTGTTTGACGCCCTGGCTGCCCCGCGTCGTCACGTCGGCCTCGCTTCCGCCGAGTTCCACCGTCACCTCTTTGGCTAGCTTGAGTTCGTTCGTGCCGATCATCAGCGTGCATTCACGGCCGAGTTTCCAGTTTGTCGCCATAGCGAGCTCCTCCTGTTTGCGGGCCGGGCTGCAGTACGGGCTACCGCACCGAACCGGCCCAGAATTTCGGTAAACGGTCTTTCGTCTTTTCCAATGCGGGGGCCATAAAGGGGCGCTTGGGGTATCGTTCGCCGCGGAACCGCCCGCCGTGTTCATGGGCTTTTCCGGCGGTCCCGAACGACTCGACGTCCGGGCCGATGACCACCACTTGCCGCTTTTTCTCCACGGCGTACTTGATGGCCCGGGGGAGTCGCCGGGTGTGCGTGTGCGGCGGTTGCCCGGCCGGAGCCGGACCTTTCCGCTTGCGGATGCCCCGCACGGCCGCCAGACGGATCGCACCACCGGCATGGCCGAGGCTTTCGATATTCGCCCGTTTGGCCTTGCGGGCGACCTTATTCATTTCGCTTCGAGTCCTGGCCTTCACACCAACCATCACTCACCCCACGATACGGAAAGAGAGCGTGATGATGCTGGTGAAGCATCTCAGTTCGTCGAGGTGTTCCACGGCGTAGATCGGGTCATGTTCGATCTTGACACACAGAGCCCCTGGCATCGCGGTCAGCCGTCGGAGCTTGAAGTGCCGCACGATTTCGTCGGCCAGGGCTAAAAGAGGTTCGATTTCCTCTGCGCTTTCCGTCGTGAGCTTCTGCTGGATGGCCAGGTCGATTTGGTACTGGCGGTTGTCGTCGCCGCGGCTGTCGGCGTCAATTGTGAGGCTGCGGGGCACGACGCTCACTTGGAGCGTCTTCAGGTCGGCTGGCTCGAACCGGGGGCGATAGAGCCGCCGGGCGGCGAAAGGGAGGCTCCAGCCCTCGCTGTTCAGCTCCGAAACAACCGCATCGGCTAATGCGACGATCGTGGCCATAGGTCATGCCTTAAAAATCCGTTGCCAGAGGGTTTTTATCCAGGCGGGTTGGGGCAGCACATTCCAGCCCACGATGAGCCCTAGAGCACAGCCAAGTAAGAATGCAAACATAGCCGCCTCACGAACGTTTTCGCTTGGTTGTACGGGATTTGGTGGCAGGGGTTTTGGTCCTAGTGGTCGTCGTGGGTGTTGCCGCGGTCGTGACTGGTGTGGGCGGTGCAGGGAGCACTTTCGCCAAGAGGGTCAGTAAGTAGAACAGCCACCCTTTCATCACCAGGACGATTAAGAGGAAGACCACCCCTGCGGCGAGAATCCATGAGAGAACCGTGCGGAAGGGGTTCGTCATAAGGGCGAACAGCCAGGAGAGCAGGCCGCCCGCGGGACGGCGGAGATCACGGTCCTTATCGGGTTGGTAGTTGGGGTTGGGCTTACGCAGGCACTGGAAGGCTTTTCGGAGTCCCTCCGCGCCATCGTTATAATCGTCCTGGCGATGGAGCACGCTGCCGTCCGGGGCCTGGATGTAGATCGTGGGCCTTCCGGCGGTGTAGAAGCCTACGCCAGTGACGGCCCAATGATCGGGTGGATAGTCTTGGACGAGGCATTGCTCGGCAATATCACGCAAGGGGCCTTGGAGGTCCTGGAGCACGCGGCGGCGGTCGGCCTCCGTGCCGATCACCGTCAGGCGGAGCTTCCCGCTGTCGTCGGCCAGGCTCCCAGCCTGCAGAATCCGCTCGGCTTCGGAGCGGGTGATCTCTCGACCGTCAAGGGTGATGCGCTCATTGGAACCGTTAAGGCCAGCTCGAACGATGCCAAAGTTCTGGACGCCGTCTTGCTCAATCACCGGCAGTTCCCCTGGGGTCGTGCCGGGTACAGCGCGGCCTGCAGCGTCAGGCGAAGACGGCTGGGATGGTGAAGCTGGCGATGGAGCGGCCGAAGAGCCGCTGGTGCCAGCGGTCGTCTCCGATGTTGATGGCGCAGGGTCATCGCGTCGCAATACCATGCGCACCGTTTGGCCAGGTGCGAACGTCACCGTCCATCTGCGGACGATATCTCCCCATTGGGCCGTTACGCGGTATTGATAAGTGCGGCCCGGCTCCAATGGCGGCGTCTGCACGCGCGTCTTTCCGTCGTGGAGTGTGATGGGCGTCTCGCCGAACCAGACGCGGCCATTCTGCGGGACGACTTCGACATCGAGCACGGCCGGCTGCCCAGTACGGTCAACGATCGGTCGCCACTGGGGCCCGTCTGGGACCGGGCAGCCGCTGGGACCGCACTGGCCAAGTAACATCGCGAACACGAGTGTGTACATGACCGATCCTGTCTTCAGTTTGCGTTCTTTGGCGGCGGGGGCGGTGGAGGTGCCAGGAGAATGACCGCCCAACCGCCACCCAGTCCGGTCCAGCTCCGCCGGAATTCTTCCGGTGTCATCCACTCAATCTGGTTTTCACCGATGTAGTTGTTGTCCAAGACGGCGAAGTAGCGATCGTCGGCGTGGACCAGGTTCACCATATGGGCGATTTTCCCGCCGCCGTAACGGCCGCTTGGGCTGAAGCTGTATGTCACGCACGGCATCCGACCGGTGCGGCAGGCGAGTTTTAATAGCTCCAGGTCATTGCCTTCGTAATTGAGAAAGGCTGGGGGCTCGGAGGCCCCGCGCTCGCGGGCCATCTCGGGGAGATACTTGGCCACGGCCCCGGGATAGGCCCCGCCGGGGATACCGTGCTGTTGAATCCACTTGGGGGCCTCTTGGTAGGGCGGCACGTTCTGCCAGAGGGCCGCATGGTGGATCGAGGTCCATACGCAGCAGCCCTGGCCCCGGGAGGTGGTGTTGCGGCGATGCAGTTCCACCGGCAGGTCGCAGTGGACTTCGGTCCCGTCGGGGGCCCGGTTGCCGCCGACCGTGGCGGCAATACCCGCCGCGGCCAAGCCGAGAAGGCAACAGAATCCGATGACAGCCAACAATTGCCTCATCACACGCCCTTCAGTCTATGGCTCGTCAAGCAATTTGGTGTGAATCCGCAACAGCGTCCGGTATGGGTCGCTCCATCGCCACTCCGGTTCGTTCCCCGGGGCCAGGACCTCAAAGACGAGTGTCTTCCCGTCGTGGGTCTCCAGGATCCGGTCCCCCCGTTCAGGCAAAACCCTTTGACCGCCCAGGATCAGGTCCTCCGCCGCAATCAAGAAATCCCGGTCGGTCCACTCCATTCGTACCCCGCCGTAGCCGTCATCGAGCTTAAGTAGGGTTCGCCCGATGACGGCCTGGAGAGTCACTTCGTCGGTCCCGCGGCGATAGACGATCGGCCGCGAGGCGTGGACTTTGAGCTTCTCGGCCAGCCAGGCCAGGCCCTCACTGAGCATGTCACCCATAGGCCCGTCACTGGCTCAGCCGGACGCGAACGGTGGTCGCCCCGGCGCCGGCTGCGCGCACGGCCTTGCCCACAAGCTTGTTGGACCCGCCGCCGTCCGTGGTTACGGCCAGCTTGTTGGTGGCGTCCCAATAGACCTTGGCCCCGGCCGTGAACTCCGTCGCGCCGGCCTTCGCCACGTCGAACACCCCGGCCACGGCCAGCGAGCCCGGCGTGCCGGCGGCGATCGGTGTTCGCGCGATGCCCACCAGGTCCCCCTGGACCACGACATCCCCGGCCGAACAATCGGCCGACGGCGTGTAGTCGATCTGCTCCCCCTCGTGTACGAAAACCGCCAGTGCCATCATGCTTTCTCCCTTCGTGTTCAGCCTTCAGTTATCAGCCCTCACCCTCGTGCTCAGGCCTCGCCCTTCATCTTCACGCCGCCACGCGGGTCCTGCAGGGCACAACCGAAATCGTGATAGCCTCGCATCTGGATGCCCAAGACCGAGAAGTCGGCGTCGGCCGTCTCGATCGTCGGCGACTCCTGGCCATTCAAGAACGCCACCTCGATCACCGGTAGGTCGTCCGGCGTGGCCAAGAGATACCAGGCCTTACTGGAATTGCCGGGATACTGGCTGTTGGACAGGTAGCGACTCACCTCCACCCGGAACTTGCCTTGGTGCGGGTTGGCCACCGGATAGCTCTTGTTGCTCGTCGTGTCCCGCAGCTCCATCGACTTGAAAAGCTGGGAGCCGATGGCCGAAAGGGCCGTGGGCACAAGCAAGATCGCCGGCATGATCCCGATCGGCTTGCCGTCACTGTCCACCTGATCCATAAAGGCCACCTCGGCCTTGGTCAGGCCGTCGATGGAAAGGGCCGTGTCGGCCCCCTCCAGGTAGTTCTTGTTCGCCACGGAGAAGAAGCTGGCGTTATTGAGGAAGGTGCCCCAGAAGACGTCGTTGATCTTGAGACCCGAGCCCCGGCCCAGCTTGCGGGGCACGGTGGTGATCGCCCCCAGATCGTCGTTGATGATGTCACGGCGGTCGATCGAGAGCATCAGGCCGTAGGTGTCGGCCTTATTGGTGTAGGTCTCGTTGCCCAACGTGCCGTGCTTGAGTTCCCCGCCTGGAGCCACCTGCTCGTACTGGTCGGTGCCGATGAGTCGGTAGCTGGTGACGGTCTTGAAGTCCGAGACGTTCCGCACCGCACAGATGTTCCGCCAGGTCCGCTCGACGGAGAAGAACCCGTCCAGGAGGAACTTGTTGGCCACGTTGGAGAGGATGCCGCCGATGTCGATCGTCGAGAACCCGGCCTCCAGTTCCGGCCGGAAGGCGAACCGCAATACGGTGCGGCTATCGCGGAAGCTGCGGCCCGTGTAGCCGTTGGCCCAAGCGGCTTCCAGGAGAAGCTCTTGAAGTCCGATCCCGCCGCGAAAGCGGCGCGTGGCCGCCTCCAAGGTCGGTTCGTCGAAGAGTTCTTCCACGCCCACGGCCTTGGCCGTGAGCATGCAGGCGGCCTCGAGCAGTCGCCCGGTCACGGCCTCTGGGCTGCAGACCTGCACGGCCGGGGCCTTGGGACGCTCTTCCCGCAGGACGGCCAGCGCGGTGCGGCTGATCTCCCAGTGTTCCTGGATCGCCTGGGCCTCGATGTCTGGGTGCCGGCCGGCACAGACCTGGCGGATGGCCAAGATCCGTGCCGCCTCGGCGGCCTGGGCGTCCGAGGTGGGGGGCTGGGGAGTGGGGACTTGAGGAGTCGCTCCAGGGTCCCCTCCGTCCGCCGCGATGTGGGTGTCCGTCGGTTCGCCGGACGGCTTTTGAGCAGTGGCCTGCTCCCCGACAGGCCGGTTGTGATCGGGAAAAATCTCCATCGCTTGGTTCTCCTCCTTGCCTGCTTGCACACCGGCTGCCGCCACGCTCGCGCTGGTGGCCCCGTCGGCCCCCAGGTCCACGAAACTGATCTCGCCCAAGACGGCCTTGCGAATGACGTTCACCGGCCCAGCGAACTGGCGGCCGTTGACCAGCACTTTTTGGTTCTCCTTGACGAACTCGAACTCCTCGACGGCCGCCCCAATCGAGGCCTGCCAGGGGAACCCGTTGCGGGCACTGGCCACGATCTCCCGGGCGGCGGGCGTATCACGCGAGACAACCCCCGTGGCTACCAGGCGGCCGTCCTCGATGCGGATCGCATCCGTGTGCCCCACGCCGCTGGCCATGTCGTGGCCGAAGCGGATCGGCCGGCTCTGCGATGGGATGACGAGGCCCGCCAGGTCCACGATGACTGGATAGCGCCAGCCAGCGATCCGCATCGGCCCGCCCGTGTAGGCGACCATCGAAAACCGCGGGAGCTTCAACTGCCCGTCGGCTTGATTAGTATCGGCGGCCTCGATCGTGATGCTGCCGGGATCGCACACCAGGTTCAGGTGGGCCTCCGTGCGCACCCGAGCCTGTTGCTCACAGACGGCCCGCCGCTGGGCCGCGTCCGGAAATTCTTGGACCATCACTGGGTGGCCCATGCACCGTGCGATGAACTCATCATGGGATTCGCCCGGCTTACGCTGCGGCAGCGGCATTCGTGATTTCCTCCTCTTCGTCAGCCTCGTCCATGTTCTGATCCTTCGACATAGGCCGCGGCAGGCCTTGATCCGGCGTCAGCCCCAACTCTCGCATCAATGCGAGCTCCTTGGCCCGCTGACGCAAAGCCTCTTCCCAGTCGCGGCCCTGGCGAGCGTACTCGTGGGCCAGCGTCGTCGTGTGGCTGGCCAGACGCGTTGCTTGGGCCGAGGCCTCCTTGGCCGGGTCCACATGCTCTTGGCCGTCCCAGAACCACTGGTGCGGCCACTCCAGCATCGGTCCCAATTCTTCGGGCCACAGCTCGCGGATCAGCACCGCCTCATCGAGCCAGGCGGCCAGCACACGATCCAGGACCACGGTCTCCAGATGGGCCTGTTCCACCCGCAGGCTCTTGTAATAGGTTTGATGATCCAATCGGCCGGAGGCGTAGTTGTAACCCGAGGAGTTGCCCGCCGCGATGTTGAAGGGCATCGAAAGGCAGCGGGCGATCTCGTTGAGGATCTCGTGTTTGAATTCGGCGTAGGTCGTGCTCGGCTGCTCGGCCTGGAGTTGGCTCATCTTCCATCCGCCGGGCATTGTGATGAGTGCCCGTTGCTCAAGCTCGATCGGCTCGAATGGTTCCGCCGCCTCCGCTTCACCGCCCGGCGGGGCATCGGTGTAAAGGATGCCGGCGAAGTCGGCCGCCGTCTCAGCAGCCGCAAGCACCGCCAGCGTGAACCGTCGAAGCTGAGCGAAGAGCGGCAGCGCCGGCATGATATCGGGAATACCCCGGACCTGGCCCGGTCGGTCCACACGAAACCAGTGAATCATCGACTCGGCCGGGACGCGGTCGTATTGCAAGCTCCATCCCACCCCTGCATCACCCGGGTGGTTCGGCAGCACATGATACTCGACCGGATTGCCGAAGGCATCGAAGACGATCCCGTCGACGGCATTGACGCTCAGCGTGCCAAGGTCCGGCGTCGTCACCTGGTCGGCCTCGACCAAACGCAAGTCCAGTTTGACCGGCGTGGGCAAACGCGGGTTGCTCGTCAAAATGGCAAAGGCCTCACCGTCCTGGGCCCGGGCCATCCGCATCGTGCGGAGCTTTTCCGCCAAGTTGACCGCCTTGGCCCACCCGGAAAACTCCTGTTCGATCCGGCGGTTGACCTCGGCATTGGCGGTGAGCATCTGGAGCCGGGGACCGGTGCCGATCGTGTCGTTGGCCAACGTCAGCACGATGCCGCGGGCGTAGCTGTTGTTGGCCACCTCGTACCGGGCGCGGTTCCGCAGGATGCGCCGGACTTGGGGGCTGTTGGCCGCCCGGGCCGAAAGACCATCGGCGGCCGCCCAGTGCCGGCGGTTGTCCTCGGTGGTCATCGCCGCGTCGTAGCGGGCCCGCAGGGG